ACCGTAATACTCTCGTGCGTATCCGTTTTGTATTAATAAAACACGTAACGATTTGCCATCTATTAATACATCACCTAATACACGTCCACCAAACTTATCCCAATCAGATATGGCAATCTGTATTTTCTTGCCGTTGGCGATTGTTTTCTTTGTAAATTCAGATGCGGCTAGACCTTTAGCGTTTTCAGATTCACATTTAGCACGAAATCCTTTTTCTGGTGTATCAACACCATAGACACGAATCAGTAATTCTTTTTTAAGTGGATCGGGTAGAAACTTCGCTTCAAAACCTACAGTATCACCATCTAATACTCTTGTTAATTTGTAATCATATACTTTCATTTCTACGTTCTTCGCCAGCGCCAAAGAGGGTAGAAACATACATAACAATAATAATATTCTCATATGTCTAATATATCATAAAATATTTATTTTGTCAAGTGTTTTGTACATACATAATTAATAAATACAAGTGCCAATTAACAAGGAGAATCAATGGCTAAAAAAAAGTTAAAGACTCCTGAAGATATAATTGAAGCTATAAGAGAAAAACAATCTGAAATTGACGATTTAATTTACGACTTAGAAGATCAGGTTTCCGATATATCCAGTTCCGAGAATGAGGACGAAGATATAGAAGAAACAGACGAAGAATAACAATCTATATTTCAGGTGCCGGAGCAATTCGGCACCCATTGAATCAACGGAGATTTAAATGGGAATTTATCCAGCATTAGGTTTATTAATATTCATCATTGGTGGCCTTGCTTATATCTATCTTTCTATTTACTTTAATACTAAAGCTTATACTAAAAAAGTTAAGAAGTATAAAAAAATACAACTTTTCAAACTTAGTTTAAAAAATAGAAGAAGTAGACGTGGCTCGTAAACCAAAACTTTCTACACTTAAAAAACAGGCACCATTCGTACCAGATTTTACTTGTGATGACATAGACAAAGTAATACGTGAGTTAGATTGTTATTTTGGTGTGCCTCTTAAAAGAGTAACACTTTATAATTTAAAAAGAAAATTAGAGAAGTTGCGTAAGGCCAATGACCGTTTACGACAAAGCGGTGTGTATTGGTATGAGATAGTAAAAGATTTATTGAGTGATATGAAGAAAGATAAATAATATTATGGAAATTTTATTAGCTGTAATAGGAGTTTCATTATGGGCGATTATATTATATATCAACCGTGATCTTTAAAATAGGTTATCATAAATAATCATATGACACACACAGACAGAATTAATGAACCACAATATAATGCAGGAAATTTTCAGGAATATAATTATGAATGTGAGTTTATGGAATGTGCTTGGAATATTGGATACAATTGTATCCATCTAGTAACGGCCTTTACTTATCCTTGGATAAATTTAAATCGTCAACCTCTTTACACCAATCAGTAATTTCTTCTTTTAACATTACATTAGAAAAGCCTTTATACTTAACAAGATAACATTTACCCCAATGGCCTGTATAGTTAATGTCTTTGATTTCTGGTTTTTCCATTATTTTAAAAATAAATTATAAATTAAGCCAATTGCATTGACAGATGCCAAAGTAAGATTCGTTACAATTAATGCAGGTTCTTTCCACATTATACTTACTACTAACCAAAGTAATCCACCAATTAAATATAGTATTGGTCCCAACGGATAAATGTTTAATGATGTAAATGCAGTTGCAGCAACCAAAACGGCCGTCGCCAACCACTTTAAATTAGTATCTAAGGCTTTCATATATTCCTATGTAATCAGCGAAGTAATAAAATCCGTACATTAATACATAACCAAATGCTACGATAGCAGCTGCTATCAATAGAGTTTTCATATCATCTTTTGTCAACATTAGTTAACTCCTTTCGCTGTCCATCTTAAATTTTCAACGTTATTTTCTTTATCTAGAGTTATTGTGTATTTTTCACCATTTTTTATCAATTGACAATAGTTTTTTCCATCTTTTGACTTCAAAAACTTTTTGGTATCTGCTTTTACCATTTTTATTAGTTGTTTTATGTTCATATACGTATAATATAACATAGATAAATGAATACAACAAGGGTTAAATTAACAATTTTTGAAGAAATATATCAATAAAATCAATGACTTATCAGTTATTTTTATTGTTCTATATTTGTTCTTACTTTTTTTATGAAAAAAATCAATGATTCGTTTAAAAAAATCAAACTAAATAGTAAATATATGATTGATTTTAACAAAATTGATGATTTATCATTTATGATTGATGATATTGATTCTAAAAAACCAAAAAAGGTAAAAAATTATGGCAAAAAAAGTAAAAGGAAATACAAATTCTTCAAAAAAAGATAGTACACCTAAAAAAACAAGTATAGGTCGTGGGCATTTCAGTACAAAAACATTAAACAAACATAAAAGAAGAAGTTTAAAACCATATAGAGGTCAAGGAAAATAAATGCCAGCGATTTCACGTGAAGGAGATACGCTTACCACAGGACACTCTTGTACAAGTGAAACACAATTAGATACACCTACTCAAAGTACAGTATTTGCAAACGGTATTTTAATAGCTAGAGTTGATGATCCTACGATTTCACATCCGGCACCACCTCTTCCTCCTTGTCCTAATCACATAAGATTTGTAAATATTGGCTCATCTACTGTTTTTGTTGTAGGTAAAGCTGTAGCAAGAGTTGGTGATTCTACAGATAGTGGAGAAATGATTGAGGGTTCTGATAATGTTTTTGCTGGTGGATAAAATCAATATAAATATTGTAATATGCCAAATTACGATACTAGTTCTAATGTCAAAAATAAAAGAACTACAAGAATATACAAAGATTTAGATTTAGATTTTATACGTAATACGGTTACGAATGATGTAAATAGATTAACAGACGTTGACGCTGTTAAACGTAGTGTTAGAAATTTAATTAATACATCACACTTTGAAAGACCATTTCATCCAGAGATAGGTTCTAACGTTAGAGCAATGTTATTTGAACCAATGACGCCTTTAACAGCTTTAAACTTACAAAGAAAAGTACAAGAAGTTTTAGCAAATTATGAACCAAGAATAAGATTAGTACAAATATTAGCAAGACCTGATATAGATAGAAATGCATATGATTTATCTATTATGTTTTATGTTGTAGGCACACAAGAACCAGTAGAAGTACAAACTTTTTTAGAAAGATTAAGATAATATGGCAAGTAATAAATTAGAAGTATCAGATTTTGATTTTGATAGTATAAAAGCTAACTTAAAAATATTTTTACAAAATCAAAAAGAATTTCAGGACTATAATTTTGAAGGTTCTGGTTTTGCTGTGTTATTAGATACTCTTGCTTACAATACACATTATTTAGGTTTCAATGCTAATATGTTAGCAAATGAAATGTACTTAGATAGTGCAGACATTAGAAAAAATATTGTATCTTTAGCAAAAATGCTAGGGTATACTCCTTCTTCTGTAAGAGCTCCTATTGCGAATATTAATATTGCAGTTAATGATGGAACAGGTCCATCAATTACAATGACTAAAGGAACTCAATTTTTAACTAATGTGGATAATATAAGTTATCAATTTATAACAAATTCGGATATTACTATTACACCTCAAAATGGATTATACAATTTTTCGTCTGTTCCTATATATGAAGGCACTTTAGTTTCATTTAGATATACAGTTGATACCAATGATCCTGACCAAAAATTTATAATACCAAGTTCTCTTGCAGACACATCAACTCTTGTGGTAAAAGTTCAAAATAGTTCCATAGATACTACAACTTATACATATACTTTAGCATCAGGTTTACAAAATATAACTAATACTTCAAAAATATATTTTTTACAAGAATCAGAAGATGGAAAATATGAGGTTTATTTTGGAGATGATGTTTTTGGTGTTAAATTATCAGATAATAATATTGTTATATTAGAATATATTGTTACAAACGCAACAAGTGCTAATGGTGCAGCATCTTTTTCTGCAACTTCTCCTATTTCAGGATTTACTAATTTAAATATAACCGTTAATTCAATTGCACAAGGAGGAGCACCGGCAGAAAGTAAAGAGTCAATTCGTTTTAATGCTCCATTAAATTACACAGCTCAAAACAGAGCAGTTACAACAACAGATTATGAAACTATTGTTAAACAAATTTATCCTAATGCTCAATCAGTAAGTGCATGGGGTGGAGAAGATGATGAAAGTCCAGTTTATGGTACGGTTAAAATTGCAATATTACCTTTAACCGGGTCCTCATTGACAACAGCAACTAAAGCAAGCATAGTAACTCAATTAAAAAAATATAATGTTGCATCAGTAAGACCTATTATAGTTGATCCTGAAATAACAAATGTATTATTGACATCAAATGTCAAATATGATGAAAAATTAACAACTAAAACCTCAAATACACTCAAAACTGATATTGTTTCTTCTATTTTAAATTATAATAATACAACACTACAAAAATTTGATGGAATTTTTAGATATTCAAAAATAATTAGGCTGATAGATGATACAGACGCAAGTTTAATATCAAATATAACAACAATAAAAATAAAAAAAACATTTATTCCTTCAATTAATTTATCAAATCGTTATGATATATATTTTAGGAATTCTTTTTACAATCCAGTTTCTGGATACAATGGTGTAAATGGTGGGATTTTAGAATCATCTGGTTTTAAAATTAATGGAGATACAACTAACGTATATTATTTAGATGATGATGGTTTGGGAAATGTTAGGAGATATAGATTTGTAGGTTCTGTAAAAACTTATTCGCCAAATTTTCAAGGAACCATAAATTATACTTTAGGTCAAATTACTTTATCATCTTTAAATGTTTCCCAAGTAGAAAATATAAGAGGAAAAGTTTCTACAGCGATAGAATTGACAGTTAAACCAAATTCAAACGATATAGTTCCTGTAAGAGATCAAATTATTAATATTGATGTAGAAAATTCTATTTTTAATGTTGTACCTGATACCTTTGTAGGAGGATCTGCAGACGCAGGAATAGGTTATACTACAGTTTCTAGTTTTAATTAACAATGTCTAACTTAAAAAATAAAATATCTCACCTGATAAATTCTCAGGTTCCAGATTTTGTACTATCTGACCATCCTAAATTTTTAGAATTTTTAAAAGTGTATTACACTTTTATGGAATCTGCACAAATATCACTTACTAATATACAAACTTCCGATGGAATAATTTTAGAAGCTGAAAGTACAGTAACTTTTAATTTATTATTAAATGGAACCGGTATTGAAACTGATAGAACAATAACAAATTCTGGAGAAAAAATATTACTAGAAGATTCTACTGTAGGAAAATTTGAAAGAGGGGAAATTATACAAGGTCAAATATCAAAGGCACAAGCAACTATATTAGCAGAAGATCTAACCAATTCAAGATTGTATATCTCATCACAAAATAAATTTTTACAAAATGAAATTATTATAGGATTGACAAGTGGAGCAACAGCCAATATATCCGATTATCGTCCTAATCCTGTAACTAGTATACAAGAATTATTAGACTTTAGAGATCCTGATAAAGTTATATCAAATTTTTTAAAACAATTTAGAAAAGAACTATTAGCAACAATACCTGAAACTTTAGATAATAGTGTAAATAAAAGAACATTATTAAAAAATATTAAATCTTTATATAAGTTAAAAGGAACAAATATTGGTAATAAAATATTTTTTAAATTATTATTTGATTTAGAATCAGAAACTTCTTATCCTAGAGAACAAATTTTAAGATTATCTGATGGAAAATGGAAT